CCGAAGTATTCTCACCGGAAAAGAAACGTGGACGACCGCCAAAAAGAAATTGAGAAGTACCGCGAGGTTTATAAAAAATACTCGCACTATGGCATGGCAGACGACCGGCTTTTTCCGGTGGTCTCTGTGCTGGATACTCTGTCTGGGTCTTTGCTTGATGTCAGTTGCGGGCGCGGCGAACTACTGACCGCAGCGCGCAAGATGGGATTCGATGCGGTCGGCACTGAAGCCGTGCCGGAGTTGTGCGGCGATGGTGTACACAATGCGGTCATCACTGCACTGCCGTTTAAGGATCGGTCATTTGATGTTGTCACGTGTATTGACGTGATTGAGCACGTTCTTGAGCCGGATATAATTCCCGGCTTGAAAGAACTTGAGCGGGTATGTCGCGGAACGATAGTGATCGCTGCGGCGGACTATCCGACGTATTGGGACGGCGTGAATCTTCACCCGTCCGCGAGACCGTACCACGAGTGGGATCGACTGTTTAGGTCGGTGTTCTCTGGGGAGGTATCGCGGATCGGGCCAACCGCAACGAGCGAAATGTGGGCGGTGAGATATGGCGGTTTATAGCAGTGCAGATACGAGAGCGTTCTTTTCGGACGCAGCGACCGACCTTATCTACCGACGCGGCAAGACGCGGTTTAACGTGCGCGGCATTCTTGACTCGCCTTACCAGGCTGTCGCAGTAGCCGAGCCGGAGTTCGCATCGGAGCGCATTGCACTTACGATCCCAAGCGCATCACTGCCGAAAGACTCGGCGGAGGGCGACAAGATTATCGACGGGCAGGACATTTACACGGTGCGCGAGATACAGCCGGATGGCACTGGCGTGACCGTGTTGGTACTCGAGGCGACTACAGACTTGAGCGCGCCCGCGTGACTTTCGAGAGCGACTTTGACAGGCGCTCGATGGTTGCCGCAGCCGATTGGGGCGTGTCGGCAATCTACAAGAACAAAGGCGCACGGTTTAGCATCGTCGGAATATTCGACAACGCTTACCAGATCGTCGATGTAGCGGAGGCAGGATTTAGCAGCAGCGTGCCGATCTTTACGATCCCCACAGCGGCGCTACCCTGCAAGCCTGCACTCGGCGATCTGCTTTTTATTGACTGTGACAAGTACATCGTTCGCAACTTCAAGGCAGACGGCACTGGCGTAACGGTGCTGACGCTTGAGGTGACGACCGGACTTGAGGCACCAGAGGAAAACAATCTGCTGCTGCAAGACGGCACAAATATGTTGCAAGAGAACGGCGGCTTTATCCTACTTGAGACGGGCAATCCATAATGGCGCACGCACGCAAAACGATCAGAGATAGCATCGTCACGATTCTGACGAATGCGGCAGTAGCCGACACGGTGAGCAAGTCGCGCGTCTATCCGATCCCAGCCGATACGGTTTCGATGGCACTGGTATACACCAACACCGAAACCGTCGCGCAGACGACGCTCACGTATCCCAGAAAGTTCGACCGCGAACTGACAGTTGTCATCGAGTGCGTGGCGCGGGATGCGGACTATTTGGATGACCGGCTCGACAGACTGTGCGAAAGCGTAGAGAACGCCATCGGTGCGGATAATACGCTCGGCGCAGTGGTGAAAGATTGCGTGTTAATCGACACGCAGATATCGCTCGACTTTAGCGGGGATGCCCCGATTGGGTCGGCACGGATGCAGTTTCGAGTGTCATATCGGACATTGGAAACTGATGCGGGAACTATCATTTCTTGAGAGGACAGTTAAATGGCAAATCATCATGGCTCAGAGGGAGTGGTCAAGATCGGCGCAAACACTGTGGCCGAAGTGACCGGATTTTCATTCACGGCGACAGCAGAATATGCCGAGGACACCACGCTCTCGGATACTGCTAAGACGTACAACACGACCGCAATCACGTCGTGGAACGGTAGCGTTACGGCGTTTTGGGATGAGACGGATACCAACGGCCAGGTTGCTTTTGCTCCAGGCTCAAATATCGCGTTGAACCTGTATCCAGAGGGAGCAGTAAATCCAGATGTTTATTATTACGGCAACGTGTTGGTGACAGAAATTACGCGCAATGTGCAGCGTGGCGCGATCACCGAAATTACTTTCAATTTCATCGGAAACGGTGTTTTGAACACGGGGACTGCTTCTTAATAGCGAGGGTTTATGAACTGGAAAGAGCAGGCAAAATCACAGTTTGCCGACCGGCGCACGCCGGAGACTCTGATTCCTATCGTGGTTCCAGAGTGGAACACCACGATTTACTACTGGCCCGATATGACCTTAGCCGAGCGGCGGGAAATCTTCCTGCTCGCAAAGCAACAAGGCGATGCCACGGTGCTCGATCTTGAGGCAATGGCGACGACGCTTATTGTCCGAGCGCGAGATGTCGAGGGGCGACGGGTGTTCAGCAAGGCCGAGCGAATCGAACTGCTGAACAACTACGACCCCGAGGTAATCGCCAAGATCGTTTCTGCGATGAATGACACGCCGCAAAGCGTGGAGGATGCCGAAAAAAAATGATGGAGGACGGACATCTGCGCGCGGTGTATGCGCTGTCGTTGCGGCTGTCCGTCCTGCCAGAACAGATTTTCAGTATGACCGAGGCTGACTTTTATCACCTACTCGCCGCTTGCAAGATGGAAGCGGACGACCAGGAGCGAGCATGGCGCAAGCACAGGTAACAATCACCGCAGTTGATCGCACACAGGCGGCGATCAATTCGGCGATGCGAAGCATGAAGACGCTCGAGCGTACCGCGAAGGTGACGGCGAAGGCGGTGAATTTTGCCTTTGGATTCTTTACTGGCTCTTTGATAATTAGTGCATTCGGAAAAATAACAAAAGCAGCAGAGAAAACAGAGGAAGGGCAAAAGGCGCTTTTAGAACTTAATAGGGCATTAAAAGACCCGGCTTTAGTTGCTGCTGCTGAAAGCATAACTAATGCTCTTGTGCAAGGCTTTGCCGGAGCGATTGGACAGGCTGCAAAATTTATAAAGTTTATTCGTTCTGAAATGGTATCTCTTGGCCTTATTGGGCCTAGCGGAAGTGCAGCAGATGCAGCATCAATAATCAGAGGGCAAATATCCGCTAGGCGATCCGGTCTTATGGGGCTTCGGCCAGGGCAAGCAGATATCGCACGAGGCATAAATACAGAAATTGCTGCCTTGCGCGTGCAGTTAGGTCTTGTTGAAAGTCTTGCTGCTGTAGAAGCAAAAAGAGAAGAAGAAAGAATTGATGCAGAATTAAAAGCAGAAAAATCAGTTAAAGCGCCATCAAAGTTTAAGGATGAAAGTCAAAAGTTATTTGAGGAACAGGCCAGAAAGATGGCCGAACTCAAATCATTTTATGATGAGTTGAAAAAAGCGCCTGAAATGCTTGAGGTTAACTTCTCGGCAGCGGACGTAACTATTGCAAATAGTGTGCAAAACATCCTTGATGAGATGAACAGAGCAGATCAGATCATGGCAAAATTTGCCGAATCTGCTGCTCAAAACATTCAGTCATCATTTGCAGAGTTTCTTTTTGATCCATTTAAGAATGGCGTCAAAGGAATGCTCTCCGCATTTATAGATGTCGTTCGCAGGATGATTGCAGAAGTTGCTGCCCAGCAAATACTGGGCGCTATCTTCGGCGGCTTTGCTGGCGGCACAGGCTTCATGGCGTCATTTGCTAAAGCCATAACTGGCAGGGCCTCTGGTGGCCCAGTAGCCGCTGGCCGTCCGTACATCGTCGGCGAACGCGGCCCCGAGTTGTTCGTGCCTGGGTCATCTGGTGGCATCGTGCCGAATGGCGCAATGATGGGCGGAATGACGGTCGCTCCGGTGTACAATATCGACGCACGAGGCGCGACGGCCGATCTGCAATCGGCACTGCCGGGCATCCTGCAAGAGAACAACCGTCGCATCTTTGAAGAACTCGACCGGCGCTATGGGGTGGGACGATGACCGACTACGTATTGCCTCCCGATCTGGTTGCCTCGGATGTCGAGTGGTCGCTGATCGACAACACGGCGGTTTTCTCCTCGGCCCTCTCCGGCTCCACGCGGACGTACTCACGGCCCGGCAATCGCTGGTCGTGTCGGCTGATCTTCCGCGCGCCCTCTGCCGCCAAGCGGCGGCGGCTGCTGTCGCTCATTGCGGCACTGCGCGGGCGTGCCAACCGGCTGCACCTTTCAGACCCGGCGGGCGCGTTTGCGGGATCATTCAGCAACGCCGAATTGCTGACCAACAATGCCGCCGTGTCCAACACGACCGGGTGGGCCTCGAGCGATGCGGAGTTGGCGCTATCGGCCGACTCGCATTTCGGGCTGCGGCTTACCCGCACAGGCGTGGCTGCTGACCGCTACGCCTACCAGTCCGCCCTCACCACCGTAACCTCCGCCCCGTATGCCGTGCGCTTCGTGCTCGGCGCTGGCAAGGGCAACGTGCGCGCGGCGGCTATGGCTGGCACGTCGCAGGGCGCATCTGGGCTGCTCTCTGGCACGCTGCGGACGGCGGCGGGGAAGTACGTCGAGACCTTTACAGCGTCCGGTACGTCGTCTCACGTTTCGTTTTACGACTACAT